CTAGGCGGCGTAGAGGACCGGGTCGAGGTCGAAAAGGTCGCTCGTTTTCACGTTCAGCGCTTTAGCGATCTTGGCGGCTGTTTCGGGGTTTGTGGTTGTACGTGCACCGGAGGCCAGATTTCCGACGGTGGACTTCGATACCCCGGCTGCTCTGGCGAGGTCTGCGTAGGACCAGCGCTGGTAGGTGAGCGCCATTTTTAGTGCCCGCGCGGAGCATGTGGCGGTGAAGTTGCGTCGAGTGTCGTTGTAGTTCACTGCTACCTCCTTCCAATGTTTCGGTGTTGTCTGGAGACTCCACAATAACCACATTGGACGCTGTTGTCCACCAGAAAACCCCAAAAAATCGCGTTTAGCTGCGTGACCAGGAATTACACAGGTGAGATTCTTGGACGGCGCGTCCACACGTAGCCTTGTGGAGACAACGAAACTCCACCAAGGTGTGTGCCATGAGCGAGCTAAGCAACTACCTCAGCAGCCTGAACAAGGATGGCTGGTCGCTCCGTCGTATCGCAGCAGAGGCGAAAAAGCATGGGCACGCAATCGACCACACAACGGTGCGTAAGTACATCAATGGAGAGCACGGCGTACCGAGCGCTAAAGTTCTGGCAGCCCTGGCCGACGCTTTCTCCGTTGATGTGAATACCCTGCGCGAGCTCTCCAACCTCGGCCCAACCGGTGAGCCGTTTGAGCTAGGCCCCGAAGCCGCCGCACTCACCGGCCCCCAACGCGACGCTATCCGCCACCTCGTCCGCGTCTTCCTCGACACCAACCAACACCACCACACCACCACCGAAACACCCCGGCCCCAACAAGCCGACTATGACCTCGCCGCCCACGAAGCACCGAACCAGGGCGCGAAGATGCGCGATGCGCTCGATGCTGAGCAAGAGACACCTGAAAAGTTCTACGACGGAGACGAACCAGCGTGAGCGGACGCCAGAAAACCGTTTGGCGAGACAAATGGCTGCTCAAGCCTGTAGTTCAGTTCGGTCTCGGCTTTGCTTATTGGTTTAGCGCGATCCTCTCCCCGCTAGTTATCTCCTTTGATTCGTGGCTGACTGCCAACTTTCGTCTGTTGGGGTCAAACGGCGGACGGCGGCTGGGAGTGTTCCTAGGTGTTCTCGCACTCGTTTCAAAGGCCATCCTAGACGAAGTGGACAAAGCCAAGATTCGCAGAGTAGAAGTTGAGCGAAAGGCGGCTGTGGACGAATTTGCCGTCGGCTTGGCTAACTTGTCGACGACCCTAGCTAGGGCTGAAGAGCAATTTTCCCACGACCGTGAAGTGCATTGCGTGGAAGCAGGAGCAAATTTCTTGGTCCAGCACCTCTCGAAGGAGATTGAGAAGGTCCGTGTTTGCGTATATCGGCTCGATTATGCTGAGAAAATAGGCGGTACCTTAGACACGCAGACCCCAGTCCTTTCCTTGGTTGGGGAGCCCCGTGGGCGCGCAACCAATCTAGCCCGGGAGGTGTTTAGCTCGGAGGACTGGGACTACGATGGGGAAAGAACTCTCGAGTGCATCCTTAGGGATCGGGTGCTAGAGGGTAAGCCGGAAGAAGCGTCGATTTCAGCACGGTCGTACAGGCACTTCCTATCCGTCCCGATGGTTCGCAGGAAGGAAGTCGTAGGGATGATCTGCGCTGACTCACCAGTTAGCCCGATTTCTCCTGAAGACTATGAATCTGTCCTCCGCTCTGTCGGACTCTTAGTTGCGATGGGGCTGGACCCTATGCCCGGAGGACGTTACGGACGGAGATCGCTTACGACGTCGGGAGACGTGAACCTAGATAAGATTCGTGGCTACTATGAGAGTAAGAACCGGAGGAGGTGACGAGATGATGTCTGAGCACCTTGCTAGCGGCACCCGTGCGAATGTCCGTGACGTAGCGCAGTACATTCTAGACAAGTATGACCACCCCCTTCCGACCATGAAGCTGCAGAAACTTGTCTACTACTCCCAAGCCCTTCATTGCGCTGCACTTGGTGAGCCACTGTTCGACGAGGTGATCGAAGCGTGGAGAAATGGTCCAGTAGTTCGGGATCTCTACTCGACGCACCGTGGCCGCGCTACCGTCACCACCATCCCCCAGGGAGACTCCGGAGCGCTTACAGAAAGCCAAAAAGGGGCTATTGATGCGGTTATCGATTCGTTTGGCGGTCTGACCGGATGGCAGCTGAGCCAGATGACGCATAACGAAGCCCCTTGGATTCAAGCGTTTGATGGAGATGACGAGTATCCGCAGACCCCAATTGAAACGGACGTTATGGCGTCGTACTACCGGGAAAAGTGGGGCCTGGCAGTTGGCCAGTGATAATAGCGTCGCTTAAATGTCTCACCCTCCCGCGATTGTGGGAGGGTGAGTTTCTATAACCCTTGGGACCATCTACACGTCGCTTTCCCTGACGTGCGTGTTGAGTTCACGCGGCTTGAGGGGCGGTGTGGTGAGACGAACGGCCGTGACTTGATTCGGTTGGATAAGCGTTTGCTTCAGGTGGAGCGGCGTTGCACTCTCGCGCATGAGCTCGTGCATCTCGAGGCGGGTGAAGGGCGGGCCTGTACGGCGTCCCGCGAGCGCGAGGTGAACCGCGTAGCGGCGGCGCGGCTGATCTCGTTGGAGGCGCTCGTGGCGGCCTCTCGGTGGGCGCGTGACCCAGCAGAGCTTGCGGAAGAGCTGTGGGTCACTCGGTCGATGCTTGAAGCGCGTTGCGAGACGCTCACGGCGGCGGAACTGTTCGCGGTGGCGGGGGCTGGAAAATGAATAGGTTGGTGGTGGGGGGGTTTGGCGAATGGCTAACCGAATGGCTAACTGGCGAAAAATCGGAGGCATATAAAAACGACCCCCACCGGGTGTTTGTCCTGGTGGGGGCCGCTTTCTTGTGGAGCCTCCTGCCGGAATCGAACCGGCGACCTATTCATTACGAGTGAAAATCTCTAGGGTTTTCTGAGCGTCCAAAAATCGCCCTGACCTGCGGGAATAGACCGCGGGGTGTCCCTGGCTTATGCTTGAGAAGGGTTACAAGAAGGGTTACAAGATTTAGGGGCCAAAGTGGCAAATAGGCGAAGGCGGCAATGGGGAACCGGGTCAGTCACGCAGCGACCGGATGGACGCTGGTTTGGGCGTATCGACGCGGGCTTCAATGCCAAGGGCGAGCGAGTTCGTAAGGGGGTCGTTCGCAAAACCGAAGCGGAATGCAAACGCGCTCTTACCGACCTCGCCCGCAAGATCGATCGCGGCATGGATATTTCGCAAAACTCGCGCGTCTCGGTGAAGTCGTGGGCTGAACAGTGGCTCACCCTTCGCGAGGATCGCGTACGCCCCTCGTCATTCAATGCTGACCGTTCAGCGGTCACGAAATGGATTATCCCGACCTTGGGCCGTAAGACTCTCGCGGGGCTAACCCCGGCGGATGTGCGCCGCGTCCACAAGGCGATGCAGAGCGCGGGTCGTGCCGATTCGAGTGTGACGAGGGCACACGCGACGATGATGACGATGCTCAAGGATGCTTACCTCGAAGGTCACGAGGTTTCGCGCCGCGTGCTCGATGCTCCACCGCCGGGCATGGGGGAGTCGGAGCGTGTCGATATCCCGGTCGAGGATGCCGTGAAGCTGATTCACGCGGCGGCGGATTCACCCATGCGGTCTAGGTGGGTCGCGGCGCTCATGCAAGGGATGAGGCAAGCGGAATGCTTAGGCCTCACGTGGGACGCGGTCGACCTCGACGCGGGCACAATGGAAGTATCTACCCAATTGAAGGCGATTCCGTACCGTCACGGGTGTGGCGGAACGTGTGGGCGGCGTTTCGGGGGCGATTGCCCGGAGCGTGAGTTTCGCGTGCCTCGCGGCTACAAGATGACGCAGGTTCAAGATCGGTGGCACCTGGTGCCGCCTAAGACTCGCGCCGGTGTTCGCGTTATCCCGATGACCCCGTGGATGCACGCGGCGTTGAAAGAGCGTGAGCTGACCGCACCGGATTCGATCTTGGTGTGGGCGAACGATGACGGCTCCGTGAGGGATGAGAAGCAGGATGCGGCGGAGTGGAAGGAGCTTCAGGACGCGGCGGGCGTGCGTAAGCCGGGCGGGGAGTATTACACGCTTCACGAGTGCCGACACACGGCTGCAACGATTCTGTTAGTGCTCGGCGTGGATCCGCTCGTGGTGATTCGCATTCTGGGTCATTCGTCGATTCTCTCGACGCAGCGCTATCAGCATGTCGATATGGAGTTGATGCGCAAGGCGCTCGAGGGGGTTGCGGGCGCGTTGCGGCTTGATGCCTAGCTGGTGGCGCGCGGCATGTGGACGCTATTCGCCGGTTGAACCCTGAGTTTTTGGGCATGAAAAGAGACCCCACCCGGCCCGCGAGGGCTAGGTGGGGTTCTGCTGGCAACGTACCGGTGACCGGGCCGTTGTGGCACGAAACCCCCGCGCGGTGGCGGGGGTCAAGGCGGGCGGGAACCCGTAGGCTCCTGCGTGCTCAGTGTATCGTAGAATGACATCAACATGACCGGTTCCGCTACCCGTGAGGGAGTCCAGGGCCGGTCCTTGTTTTATTCGTCGGCGCGGTGCGTGTTCGTACTAGGGCCCGCGGTGAAATCGGCGTTCACGATGGACGTGAGCACCGACAGGAGCGTCGCGGTTGCGGCAACCGAGAGGAGGCCCGGCCAATCCAGTTGAGTGATGCCCACGGCCTCCGTACCGATCAACGCGATAAGCGTCTGCGCCATCGTCTTTAGAGCGCGTTCGAGCGCACCGAGTGCCCATGCTTTAGTTCCGATCATTCTCAAGTTCCTTTCCTTCGATCATGACGAGTGAGGCGAGCATCCACGCGTGGAATGGCGTCGCGAGTAGCACGCGAGCGCCGCCGGGGATGTCCGAGACAATCGCTTCGATAGCGCCGAACCCGAGAATTAGTGAGCACCCGAGGCCGGCGAGAGTGAAAAACCGGTCATGGACGGGCCGCGCCGCGAAACTCGCGCGAACCTTCCACGCGTAGACGAGGGTGGATAACGTGAGTGCCGCGTTCAACATGCGCACGTAGTCAATTGGGTCGAACAACGTTCTTTCCCTTCCATTCGAACGGCTCCCAGGCTGGGGCACTAGGCGGGGGTGGCGGATCTCCTCGCCAAATATGCGCTTCCAGCGCGTCGATGTGTTGCCGCTGTCGGTATATCTGTCTTTCCACGTGCGCCTCGTAGGCCTCTTGCCGCGCCTGCATGTCCTCGATCCGTGCCGCAAGTTTTGCGACGTATTCGGGGCCAGCATCAATAGCCGCTACTCGTGCATCTGAGCTGCTCTTCATTTTCGTGGCAAGGACCGTGCCCATGACTCCGAGGGAGGCTGCGCCGATGCCGGGGCCGATGAGTTGTGTCCAGTCCATTACGCCCCCACATCGACGCTTTGTATCTCTTTCAGTCTCATCGTCGCGAGAACCACGCCACCGAACGTCAAATACGTCCCGGTGCTAATCCAGTCCGTGGGGGAGCCTTGCACGAGGGGAGTCAGCCACGCGACGGCATACCCGAACCCCCAAATCACGAGAGCCGACCCGATAAGCGCGGTCCCTATGACCCACCTAGCGAGTGCCACAGATGCGATACCGACCAGACCGAGAATGAGCCACGTGATCCCGGCGAGCCACGGCCATGCGCCCGTCCACGCCTCAACCGCGCCGCCGTTTACTGAGGGGGCGGCATCGAGGTGGGCGGGAAGCATATAGGCGACGCCACGCCAGCATGAGCCGATAGAAAGAATCGCGAGAATCGCGCGGCGCGTGAACGTCGCGTTACCAGGCTCAATCATTGCCCACCTCACTTCACGGGAAGCGACCAGGCCGCGTCCCACGTGGCCTTGTCGACGTGGCCAGTAACCTTCAGGCCTTTGTTCTTCTGGAACTGGCGCACGACCCGCTCGGTGTCGCGCCCGTAGCGGCCGTCCGCGCCGTCTTCGCCGATTCCCCACCCACGAGCTTGCATCCTGGCCTGGTACACCGCGAGGCCTTTCGACCTCCACCTGCCGTTCACCAGGATCACGTCATTAGGCACGCGGCTGTTCCTCGTACGACCCGAAACAGACTGCCGGGGGCCGCTAGGCGGGCCGTAGTAGTAGCCGTTCGGGAGGGGGAATGCGGGGGCCTTCAAGCACGCCGCGCCACTCACAGGCTTCGAGGTGCCCTTCGACGCCGCTGCTGCGGGCGCTGCCTTCCAGTTCGGCCTAATGACGTACCGCACCTGCGAGGGGCGACGGACACGCCGCGCGACCCGGCCACCGTTCGACTGCGACCCCTTCGAGCCCGTGGACGTGTTTCCTTCAATGCATTGGAAGTTCCCGGACGTGAGTACCTTTTCGAGGATGCCGACGTGGTTCGCGCGCTTCGTGCTCATGTCCCAGTCGAATACGAGGACGTCGCCCGGCTGCGCCTGCGACTTCGGGACGTGGCCGCCATGCGAGGCGCGGTAATTCACGTTGTACGACTGCTTACCGGGGAGGATGTTGAGGCATCCGGCTTTCCAAAAGACCCAGGTCACGAAAATGTCGCAAAAAGCCACTCCTGACGCGAGTAGCCATTTATCGTTGGGCCACAGCGCGGGCTGCGTCTCTCGCGCGTACTTCGTGCCGCGTTGCGGGTCATTCCAGCGGGAGTAACCGATCTCACCGGCGGCGATAGCGAGAACCTTACGTGCGCTCATGCCTCCACCTCCACATCGCTGTAGTCCACGGGCTCGGGCGCTTCAACGTCCGGTGTCTCCGAACCGACCGAGTCAGACACCTCTACCCCTTCAGGGATCTGTAGTTCTTCGTCGCACATGTTTACCTCCTCTTTTCGGGCATGAAAAAAGCCCCACGTGGGGGCCAGGGTTGGTTTAGGGGTTATGCGGTAACTTCGCGAGCCTTCTCGAGCTTCGTCCACGCGTCGCCCACGATCCACTCGATCGTGCTATCGGGAATGTTAGAGCCGCCACCACACTCCGAGCATGCTTGTTTCACGGCTTCAGTGTTCGCCGCTAGTTCCAACATGAACGGCTGCACGATCACTTCAGGATCGGTGAGCCCGAGCCGCGCGAACTCGCCTTCCTTGCCGATAGCGATCTTGCGGATAGCGCCGCACACGCGGCGACGTAGTGTCTCGTTACCGAGCATCACTTCACTCGTAATAAGCGACATTTCGTTCCTCACTTCCAATAATCGATTTCCAGAGTCGCGTCAGGGTTGCCGCGAATGTACTCGTTCCGGCCGGTGCTGTTCGTCGAAATACCGAAACCCTTGTAGGTGCCGTTCGCGAACCCTGCGCAGATCGACGGGTCGGTGATATCGAACGTCACCCAAGAGTTTCGTTTCACGTTCTTCGACCCCACGTACCGCGAGAGTCCCGCCGTGGAACCGAAGCTCGACCTGCCGTGCAAATGAAAGTGCGCGGTGCCGCCCGTCGAGTTGTAGGTGTGCGCAACCCAGAACCCGAGCCGCACCCGCTCGACCTTCGAGCCGGACAACTCGCCGGGCATGTTTCCGAACAGCCAGATGCCCTCACGGTTGCCAACGCGCGAATAGTAGCCCTGGGTAGCGTCATTCTTCCCCGACTGGCGAGACCCGCCACGGTAATACGTCGCGCACGCTGTCGCCTTGCGGGAGGCGTGCCGCTTCGTCTTCACCGGCGGGGGCGGGGGTGGTGGCGGTGTTGGTGTCGAGGTCTTCTCTTCCGGGTCATTCCACGCCTGGCCCGATTCTTCAATATCGGGGCCGATGTCTTCGATCACGAGATCGGCGCGTAAACCATTAAGCACCGCGCGGTGGTAGGCCGACGGCGATTCGGTTCGAACGAGAAAACTGTAGTCTTTCGGCTCAGTGAGGTTGAGGCCGCTCGGCCCGGTCGCGAACGTCGCGTACATGCCCGGCACCACGTGCTCCCACGTGGAAGTTGTGGCCGGGAAGGTGTTGAGCCTGTAAATCTTGTCGTCGCTCGTGTATGGCACCTCGAAATATTCCAGACGCGCCCAGACCGGCTGCGTGGGGTTCGAGTTCACGTCCACGCGAAACGGTGACGTAGTAATCCTGTACAACCTGCCCGGTTGTAGTGTCGTCCACACCTCGAGAATGCGAGTCAGGCTCTTGCGGAAGTTCGTGTTAGTGGACCTCCTGCCCCACGCGACTACACCGCGCGGGCCGTCAGCAACAACATCTGACAGTTCGCGGCCAGCAACCCAGAGTTTCTCGAACCTGCCTTCGAGGCCCGTCACACCCCCGTCCGCATCCATCGACGCTTTGCCAGTGTCGATCGTGGCGGTGCCATCGCGCGCGATCTTCACGAGCTCCATGTCGTTGCCCTCGTCATCCACGCCGTAGGACGTGAACCCGTTCGAGTCGATCTCGATCCGCTGCCCCTCCTTCGCAGTGCGGAACAGCCCAGAGGTAATAATGTTCGCAGCAAGATCGCCAATAACAGCCTCATCAATCGCCGCGCCGTTCGTGCGAAGGTTCTGAATGAACGCCTGCTGAATGTCAGCCGTGCGGGCGGCGAGAGCCTGAATCACCGCATCGTTGATCTGAGCGGAATCCGTGACCCTGAGCTGCGAAGCGTCCAGCGTGATGAAGCGTGCGACTTCGCCCGCGAGTTCCACGACGTTGATCTGGTTAGCGCCGATCTTCCCGGCGGTAATCCTCGAGGCTTCAAGCTCGATCACTTTTGCGATACGCGCCGCGAGGTTGCCAATGACCGCAGTGCTCATGTACGCCGTGTCGGTGACGGTCATGTTGCGAAACACGCCGTCGATACGCTCACCGAGGGTGCCGTCCGCCTGCTCGCGGTCAGTGCGCTCAGCCTCGACCGCTTCACGCCACGCCTGTTCCGTGGCCGCGATCTGTGCCTCGGCCGCAGCTATCTTCGCGTCGAACTCGCTGAAGTCGATGTTGCCCGGATCAACCTTCGCTAGCTCCTCCTTCAGAGCTGGTAGCTCCTTCTCGCGAAGGTTCGCGAGGGCCTCACGCGCGCTCTCCAGTTCTGTTTCGGAGTCCGCGAGGCGCTTCTCTAGGGCCGCCGCCCGCTCCACTGTGGAATCAAGCTCGACCGCGAACCGGCGAACACTATGGCCCGTGACCTCCCCGGTATCCGGGTTGGTCGTATTCCATATGACATCGCCGTTTTCGCCCAGGTCTTTGATCCCAGCCGGGCGCGTATCGACCTGCTGCGCCTTCGCCGCGAGCTTCGCCGTCAAATCAGCGAGCGCCCGTTCCGGGCTGGGCTTCAAGTTTGTACGCTTTACCACGCGAGTTCAGCCCCCAACCTATCTTGCTGCAATTCAACATCCACCTTGTTCGAGTCGAGGTCATACTTCGCCGCGATAACCCTCAAAAGATGCGCCCCGTCCGGCACTTCAAGCCACCCCCGCGTCACGACCTCCACCAAGTCACCGACGTGCCACGACCCGATGGGTGCGGTCTCATCCGAGAAAATCGACAGCGAAATCTGGTCGAGTGCCTGCGTCGCGACGCCCGCCTCTGCTTTCTGCTTCAACAGGTCGTGGTTCTCCGAATCGCTATCCGTGATCACGTTCTCCAGTAGCGGGAACCATTCAGGGATCGTCCCAGCTTCTGCCATGCGCACTGCTGTTCCAGCGCCCTCACCCGCGCCCGTGCAATAGACGCGGTTTGCGAGGGCTTCAGCGGAAGATGTCACCGAGATAGCCGCGACCGGTGAGCGGGCCGCCGTCGCGTCCCACACCGGGGTGACCTTCTGCGCGATACTCGGTTGCGCCTCCGTGCCGGTCACAAGTCGCCACTGGAACTGTGTCTTCTCCTCGTTCGCCCACTCCGCGCGAAACGCCACATCCGGGCCGCCGATAACTTCGGTAATCTCCTTGATGCGCTTCCACGCACCGTTATTAGCGAGGTTCCAGCCCTCATACGTGCGTTGCCGCTTCGCTTTTTCTTCCGGGCCGATAACGATGGGGAGGAACCCGTTACGCTTGCGGATCGCCTTCTCAACGACCCGCCCCACGATCGAACCCAGCGACACCCCGTCCCACGCGATAGTAGAGTGGCGAAGTTTATCCTCGTCTCCCGGCCGGAAGTCTCGATCCAGCACTACACGCTTATCCAGTAGTGCTTCCACGCCGGCGCACTCGAACGTGACCGTGCCTGCCTTGCGGTCCTGCTTCACCGGGGCTGTGATCGGGCACGCCGCAATAAGTGTCTCAGGTTGATACCAATCCTCAAACGAGACCAGCACACACCCGGACCACACCGACCACCACTCACGCGAGACACCATCGAGTGACGCTTCAGTCGCGACCACGGTCGCCTTCTTCACGTCATTCAACACATCATCGAGGGACCCGCCGACCGCATCCAACTGCGGGCCAACCTGCCCCGTCATGGTCTTACCGAGATACGCCCGCCAGGTCACTGTGCGAGTCCCACATCAGACAGCTCGAACCCGTTGCCCGGCCAGTTTGCGGATGAACCAATGTAGTGGAGGCACTTCACGTTCGGGTCGCGCTGCTGGCGGCGCACCACGCTCACCGTGTGCTCGCCCCTAAGCATCCACCTCGTGACGGAAACGAACTTCGTTTCCGCAATCTCGCCCACTTCAAGCTCGAACGACTTGAACACCGAGCCGTCCACGATGATCTCCCACACGAACGAACCCTTATAGTTCGATGGTTTCTCCAGCGCCATCGACTGCCTGAGATCGAACCTGAGGAGTCGGTCAGTGGCGAGCGTGAACGTCTTCGCGAACACCGTCTGCTTCCACGACGGCACAACCGTGCGATAACCGAGTGTGTCCGTCCACTGCCCGAGCCGCCCCATAGAGCCACCGAGAAGCATCGCGAAGCCATGATTCTCGATACCGGGGGCCGAAGTGGTTGCAGTGACACCGGCGGGGACGCGTCGACGGTCAAGGCCCACCGTTCCGGCCGGGAGAGACCCTGCCGCGACCTTGATCGCGCCCGTCTGGTCAACGTAGACCCATTCTTCGCGTGCGCCGCTCGACGGGGCCGGTTCCGTCGAGACCGTCGCCCCGTCAACGGGGACGAGCATTCCACGGGCTTCACCGGACGGGATGTACACGACTCCCGGCGCGACCTTGTATTCCATTTTGGAGGTGCCCTTGACCTCACAGCCGCGCACGATAAGGGGCGCGTCACCGACATAGAGGCCCCAAAGTACTCGCTGCATGTCTACCGGCGTGTGGCCCGTGCCGTCCTCTTGCGGTGCTTTACCAAGCGGGTAACCCATAATCTGCTCCTAAATGTAAGTGTCTCGGTGGTGCACCTCGCACCAACCCTCGCCGCCCTGCAATGCACTGAACTCAGGCGCAATAACCCCACCCGGGGGAATACTCACCCAATCCCGGCGAGACGCGCGGTGAGTCATGTTTGAACCGGCCTCGAAAATCGAGCCATCCATCCGAACCTCGACCGGGCGCGCCTTCGTTGTAGGCCACGGCCACGTAATCGTCCGCCCACCAACCGTGATCTCGAAACCGCCCGGGAAATCACCCACGACGAGGAACACCGGCCACGCCTCCGCATTCCCCGCGTTACGGATAGGGTCATCCGCCGCTACGCCCGTGCCGAACGTGAGCACGCCGCCACGATGAAACAACGGATACTCCAGGCCGATACCCGTGCCCACCGGGTGAAGAAACGTCACCTGCTCCGGCGCGTAAAGAAACGGGTCATCAGCGATAAGCGGCACCTGGAACCTGAGCGCCGTCGTCCCCATCTTCACAATCTGCGGGGCCGCATCCAGGCGCACGTTCGACGCGAGAACCGCGTCCCCGTCATCACACGAGAGTTCACCGAAAAGTCCATCCCACAGGACACCTGAGAGGCGGCGCTCTTCGTGATCGCGAACGTCCGAGTTGCGGCAAAGCACCATTCCGTGGATCGTCATCGCGCGAGAGTCGCGCCAGGCGCGCGCGACGTGCGAACCGTGCTGCAATCGGTCCACTTTCTCGCCGCGCACGCCTGAGCCGCCGTACCAACCCGCAACGTCCTCCACGATCCAATCCGCGTCGTTCCCGCGCCTCCCGTCCGAGAGGTCGAGAACGGGCGCGCCCTCCCGATCTGTGAGAACCGCTGTTCGAACGTGAACCATTGAATCCTCCTAGATCGAGAGAAGCGCGCCGCGAAGATTGAGCGTGTCGCCGATGCGCTGCGCCCACGTGCCCGGGTCATCAACCGGCGGGGGAGTAACGTTGATCGTCATGCCGCTACTGGTCGCGTGATTGAGCGACCGTTCGACCGTCTCCCACTGCCTAGCAGTGAGCACCGCTTCCGGTTTCTGCGTCTGATTGATCGAGAGCTTGCCCGGCATGTGCCAGCCGCCGTTATCGTGCAGATAGGGCTTGAACCCGCCGACAATCGACGCGGGGATAATGCCACCCTGCGCGAAGCCAACGTGCACGTGGTTGTAGTGCATGCGCTTAGTAACACCCGAGGTGTCGGCCATGCGGCCAGAGCGCCGCCACTGCCTCGACCCTGCCGGGGAGTAGAGCAGCTCCGTCGGGCGAAGGGGGTGCATCGCGTTGAAGAACGCCATCATTTGCGGCGTAGGGCCTGAACTGTTCGAGAAGTCCATGGCGCGCCCCAGTGCGTGAAGCGACACCGAGCCGGAGCCCGCCGTACGAGCCCCACCACGCCTAAACGACGTCATCGTGAGACCGAAACGCCGCGCCACCGCCTGCGCATACCCCAGCGAACGCGACGCCCCAGGCGGCACACTCACGGGAGCTGCATCCGGGTTACCAGCCGGACTAAACACCGACTGCACCTTGTTCACGACGCCGTCGAGAATCTTCCGGCCCACACCGAGGGCGAGGTCCTTGAAGAATCCCGCGCCGGGGATCTTCCCAATAAGACCACCGACTAGGCCCTTGAACGCGCCCACAGGGTCGGAGACGAAATCCCACGCACCCTTCAGCAGCTTCTTGCCACCATCGAGCACGTCACCAGCGATACTCCCCGCCTTATCGAGGATGCCGCCACCGGCGAACCCGATAGTGTCAGCGAAACCCTGGCCGCGACGGCCAGCGCTATTCACAGCGAGGAACGCCGCCTTGTCGCGCGCCGTCCTGAGCGCCTCAGACACGAGGACGCCCTCACCGCGCCGCATTGGCACGAGCTGGTCATCCCCGTCCCGCATACGCGAGAACCCGGGGAGGATGCCGCCACGAGCGAAGCCCGCGAACGACGGGAGTTTCTTCAGGCCGAACGTGCCCGCGATCTTGTCGAAGTTCCCCTTGATGCCCTTGTTATAAACAGTGTCGATAACAAAGTTGATGGGCTTCTTCGCGGCTTCCTCGATGCCGTTCCAAGCTTTACCGACCGCGTCCTTCATCGTGTTGAAGGCTTTTTTGATGTTGTCGGTGACGCCCGAGATCTTCGGCCACACCGTGCTCGAGAACCAATCCGCGACCGGGCGTACGACGCTCTTCACGCCGTTCCACGCGGCACCGACCGCGCTTTTCATCACGTTGAACGCGTTCTTGATCGACCCGATCACGCGCGAGATAATCGGCCACGCCGTCCCCTGGAACCACTGCACGACCGCAGAAATCGCAGACTTGATCCCGCTCCACACCGGGATAATCACGTTCCGCCACAGCCAGTTGAAGGCGTTCTGCAACTGACTAATGACACGCGAGACCATTGGCCACGCAGTGTTCTGGAACCATGACACGACAGCCTGAATCGCGCTCTTGATGCCGTTCCACACGGGGATGATGACCGACTGCCACAGCCACGTGAACGCCGTCTTCAGAGCATTAATCACGACCGAGATTACCGGCCAAGCCGTGTTCTGGAACCACGACACAACAGCACCAATAGCGCCCTTGATACCAGCCCATACCGGCTCAATCACGCTATGCCAAAGCCACTCGAACACCGGCGCGACGACATTCTTGAAAACCCACACCCACGCGTCAATCTCAGTCATAATGACCGCGACAGCGAGCGCGATAGCGAACTTGATACCAGTCCACACCGGTTCGATGACGCTTTTCCACAGCCACTGGGCTCCCGCCGCGATACCGTCCCAGACGGCTTGCAGCATCGGCCAGGCGGTATTGACCACCCAATCGACGACAGCGCCGATAGCGCCCTTGATGCCGTTCCAGGCTGCTTCGACAATCCCGCGCCCGGTTTCCGTTTTCGTGAAGAATGCCCAAAGCGCAGCCGCTGCCGCACCGACACCAATCACAATCCAACCGATAGGGCCGATAAGCGCCGTGACCGCAGTAATAAGACCGCCGATCACTGAAGCGACCGAGGTAATAGCGCCAATGGCCGAGCTAACCCAACCAACCAAGGTGCTAATGAACCCGATAACCGGCCCGATAACCGCGCCCAAGGTCACGAACACACCTGCCACGACCGCGATAACCGGAGCGAGCGGCGTAAGCCACTCCACGACCGCTCCGAGCGCCTCACCTAGCCACGAAATGACAGGGCCGAGAATATCGGCCACAGTCGCGAGAACCGGGGCGATAGAGTCGATAGCGCCCTTGATAATAGGGGTAAGGCCGTCAATTGCAGCCTGAAGGAACGGTCCAACCTTCTCCCACAGCGACACGAACGTATCCACAACCGTGCCCGCGAAATCGAGCACGACCGGAATAACATTGCTTGCAGCTTCGCCGATGGCCGGACCGACGTTCGAGAAGATCCCGAACACCATCGGCGCGAGGCCGGTGAAAACCGACCCGAGAGCGCCCAGCGCCTTGCCTCCGAAGGCTTTCACGGACTCCCAGACCCTGCTGAAGTCGATGGCGCTGAAAGCGCCTACGACCTTCTGGCCCACCTCTATGGCCGCGTCGCGGAGATCGAACAGGAACCCGATAACTTCCGAGTCCTCCTCGATACCGAAGAATGAACCCTTGAAGTCGCCCTCGAAGAGGATGCCCCAAAGGTTCTGAGCCGCCCAACCCAGCTCATCGAAGAACGGAATGCCATTGTCGAGAATCCAGCTGCCCACGGCGGTGAATGCGGGGAGGAGCTTCTCGCCAATCGACGCGGCGAAATCCTCGTACCAGGCTTTCGCGCGCTGGATCACGTTCGAGGCCGTGTGAAGCTCGCGATTGAACGCGCCCTGAGCGTCTTTCGATTGATCGTTGATGAGTGCAAGCGTTGCCGCCGCCTGCGCCTGCTGGTCGTAGGAGCCGCCGACTTTCTTGTAACCGAGCTCGGCCGCCTTCGCGTCAATAGCCGATTGCCTGAGCGAGATGCCGTACTTCTCGATAGGGTCGCGCTCGCCCTTCAGTGCCGAGGAAATCGCCTCCACGGCCTCCGTCGCGGTGCCGCCGAACATTGCCGAAAAGTCAGCGCCCAGGCCGATGAGGTCGTTCGTCTGCTCCGCGAAATCCTTCATGCCCGCGTTGCGTAGCTGCGTGCCGAGAATCGTCGCGAGCTCGTTATACGAGTTCTCACTCATGCCCAGGGCTTGATCGGCGTCCTGAGCGTACTTGAGCATCTTGCTCGAGTGCTGCTTGAAGACTGTCTCGACCGCGCCCGTCGACTGCTCCAGATCAGCCGCCGACATGAAGGACTCAACACCGAAGTCTTTCACCTTGTCGACAGCGAAAAGCCCACCAGCGGCGAAGGCGAGCTTTTTGAACCCGGCTGAGAATCCTGAACCGGAGTCCTCGCCCGCTTTCTTGAAGCCGCGCTCGAGATCATTGGCCGCGTCACTGCCGTCTTTCTTGACGCGAGCGAATGCCTTACCGAAATTGCCTTGAGTGGCCGCCTTAATGCGTTCGCCCATTGACTTGAACTTGGCTGCGACCGGGTTAGTTGCCGCGCCCGCATCATTGACGGCCTTCTTCGCGTCCTTCAGCTCTTTTTCGAGCTTGTCGACCGACGAAGCGGTCTCAAGATTCACGCGCTCTTGATTCTGCCTCGCGCGGATAAGACGATCTTCCGCCGCGAGGTCAGCGGAGGTGGGCTTCACGTTGTCGCGAGCGTCCGCGAGGCGCTTTTCCGCCGCCGCGATCTTATCCGCGTCACCAGACTCACGGGCACGCTCGAGAGCCTTCTCAGCGTCGCGCACCGCCGCCGATTGACGGATGCTCTTCTCGCGCACCTCCTGCACGCGAGCCTCGGCGACCTCGACCTTACGAGCCGCAGCCTCACGCTCGCGCGCGCCACGCTCGACCGCCGCCGTGTGGCGACGCTCGGCGTTCTCAAGCTCCTTAGTGAGCTTCTCAGTGTCGACCGGTTTTTCTTTATTGAACGCCGATTTGAGGGCGCGGCCCATCGAAGTGCCGGTTGAGGCGGCGGCGCGGTCAGCGTTACTGAACGCCTTGCCGATGGACTTAGAAATCTCCGACGTTTCCGCCGTCAGCGTCACATAAGCTGTTGCGAGCTCTACACCACGCGCCATGACCGGCACCTCTCATTCACTTTTCTCTACGAAATCGCCCGCGAGCCACGCATCCAGCTCCGCGAGCGGCATAGCCGTCGAGCCGATAGTCTTCGACTGCTTCGACGAATCTCCAGGCCGCTTCACCTTCAAGAAATCGCGGCGCGAAGCCTTCGTTTGATTTGGCTGCTTCGCTTCAATCGCCGAAACACGTTCCGCGATAAACGCGACGTACTGAAACGCTGGGTCGTACCAGAACCAAAACTCCGGGTCCGTGACCCGGCGAAGCGGCGCATCGTAAGGAAGTGACTCCAGCACCGCCGTAATATCCGCCCACGCCTCCACGCGCCTACGCGGCGAAGACGATTCGACCGAGCGCCATCGAAGCCCCGCCCCAATTAGCGAAGCCTCGACAGCGCTCGGATACTCGTCGTGAAGACGGATTACTTCTTGGATTTTCCCGGCTTCACCTTCGACGCCGCCCCCCACGCCTCAAACAGCTGCGTGGCTTCCTCGCCTTGGAGATCGCGCAGGGATTCGATTGTCTCAGCGTCCACGCCCGCCTCCGCAAGGAGCTTGAACATGGGACTGGCCAATCCGTTCTCCATCCCCTCCTGCGTGCGCAGATCGAACGAACCCAGGTCAGGGACCACGAAAACCGCGTCCCCATAGACCTTCGGGAGCGTGAACTGCACCATCGGGAAACGCTTCTTCGATACGCGCTTGAACTTCTTCGCCATAATGTGTCAACCCTTCTAGAGAAATGAAAGTGTCAGCCCTAGAAAAAGACTCAAGGGAGCCAGGCCGAGGGGCCGGGCCGACACATGGAAAAACCCCTCGACCTGACAATCAGGAGGGGACGAGAATCAGGACTCCGCGCCCGCATCACCCGAAGGGCCGGCAGTCGAGCCGGTGCCCTTCGCGACACCCATGCGCGAACGAGCCTTCACGCCGTTTTCGTCCGGGAAAGCCTCAATCGTGACCTCGTAGCGGATAATGTCCGAGTGCACGAACTGCACGTCACCAGAAAGCGAAATCTGGCCGTCCGGGACTTCTTCGCGTACCTTCGCGTCACCGTCGCGCATATCGAACGCAAACGAACGGCGAGGCACCATCTCCGACTTGAGATCAACCGTGACCTCGTCAGCGGTCACATGCACGTTGCCTTCGCCGAAGAGAATCTTCAGCGTCTCCGCGTTACGCGACTCAAGGAACTGGAAAGTGTAGGAAACGGAATGCTCGGAACGGAGAATGCGAACAATGTCGCCGCCCCACGCCTTGATCTTGTCGTCGCTTGCGTCAATAGTGCGGGTTACGCCGTCCTCGCCGACGTACCCGCCCTTAATCCATCCCTTAGAGAAAGCCTCGGAAATCTTGGCCGGGAAAGCCGTCCCGACGGGGGCGTGCATGACGCCGCCGGTTGCCGTGACAGGTGCACCAATAAGAATGTCGTTGAGCGCCATGGCTCTAGTCCTTTCGACAGGTTGTGTCGGCCCGTGAAAGGAAAAGCCACCAACCAATTCGGTTAGTGGCCTAAATAAAAATCCGCTACTAGCTACCCAGCAGCGACCTCAATCCCTCGAACTCTTATCGTGTGCGTCATCATGTACGCGGGCACACGCATATCAGGATCGGGGGAGTAGTAGGGGCGAGTGACCGTGTCGAGCCACAGCCCCTCGCCGGTATGGAATGAACGAACAATCTGGTCGATGCGCCGAATAGTTCGTGACGCTTCAACCGAATCAGGGTGAGACACTTCAACGCTTACGCGAGTGTCCTCGAAGGCGTGCTGCCAGTCGCCGGGACCGCCCGCGTCACGGACGTGTACGTAAAGCCCCTTGAAATCATCCGGTCGCGGATCGACCGAAATCGACGCGTCCGCAAACTCAGAATCCGAGACGATCTCCGCAATAATGAGCTCGAGGGGGTCAGGGAAGATTAGCGCCTCGGCCACTACTTCCCCTTCTCGATGTTCCGCAGTAGCGAGAGGTTCTTTCGGTCGTGGTAGCGCGCGTGGCCCGTAGCCATTACCGAAACAGCCGCACGAGGATCCTCGGCCCGCAGCTCGGTAACGATGTAGCCGGACACCTCGCCGTTATTCGACGCCGCTGCTGCGATCTTCTCTGCGCGCGTCTTCAAGTCGGCCTGGACTTTCTCCTCATGGCGCAAATCCTCGAACGCGCGCTTATTGAACTTCAGTTTGATTTTCTTACTCAATGAGTTACCCGCCTTACCGTTACTTCAGTGCGAAACATTGATCCAGTGAAAAAGTTAGGGAGAGGCTCCCCAGCCTGCTCAACTTCGCACTCGTGTCCGCGCACGGTTACCCGGTCGCGCGCACCAATAGTCATGCCTGGCGGAAAGAAAAGCCGGTAGTCGAAGCGAACGTTCGCGGTCGTACCGTCGCGCGGCTCGGACACATCGGGAATATCAACACCGACGCCGCTCACCGTTTCGGGTGGGGCATAGGACGCGACACTTTGACCGTGAGCATTGCGCGTCGCACCCGCGAACCGCTGCACCGTCACCGTCTCACCAATCATGCCGAGCATCACGGCCCCCACGTCAGTTTGTATGGCGCGAGAAGCTCGCGTTCAGTAGACAAGAGACCGCCGCCACCGCCGCCACCGAAAGCGCCGGAACGGAAAGAAACGGACTGTGTGCCTGCGCGCTGCGAAGCGATAACCCCGGTCGGATCAGCGTTCATGCGCGCGACTATCGCACGCGCCACATCAGCGAGCACGCCCGCATAATCGAAGCCATGTTCGAGCGTTACCCGGATTGAACGATACGAATCCGGCCACACGCCACCGACACGCTTCAACACCCCATCCTGCGACCACTCAAACTCGCTTGCCGCGAGAGCCTCACCGTGAACCTGAACCTCGAACACGTTGAGCACGCGCCGCGACGGCAACAGGATGCGGCCCTCGCCGTTCCCGTCAAGAATGATCGACTCTTCAAGAACGGGGGCGACATGCCACCCGCAATAATCCCGAATCAGCTGCGCCGCAACCTCATCGGGATCATCAACTTCAAACAACATGTCGCCCCCGTCAATTAGAGAGTTACTTATGAGAAACGCGCTTCGCCTTATTGGTAGGCGTGCGCTCCTTTTTGCCGACAGGCTCAAGCCCGAGGCGCTTCGCTTCCTCATCGGAAAGCTGCATCTCGAGATCAACCCCGCCGCGATTCACGAGGTAGGTCTGCATCACGCCGCAGCACCAGCCCCGGACGCGAGCGACACCTTCACGAACGCCGAAGGCTGACGCACGGCGAGCGTGAGGCGCTCTTCAGCAAGAACCGTGAAACGGTTGTGCGTGAAGTCCTCACCGTCAATGTTCGACGCCTCGACACGGATACCGCCCTTGCGGTAGACCGTCGCAGCCTGCTTGCCAGCGCCCACAAGTGCGGTGCCTTCAGGAATCGCAGTCGTGACGATCGGAGTCTGACCCCAGACCGGAGGCTGAAGCGTCACGCCGCCGTTGCCGTACTGACCGAGGAATGGCCCACCCGCGAGGTACTGGCCGTTGCCGTCCTTCGCGAGGCGCAGCTTCTGGTAATCGAGCGGGTGCATCACGACGCCGTCAGCCGAAAGGCCGGTGGCGAGCTGAACCTTCGTGAGTGCGCGGTAAAGCGCGTCGAGGTTGTCCGCCTCGCTCGCGGCCTTCTCGACCTGCACGCCGGAGCGGCCAAGGATGCCCGCAATCGAGCCGCCGCCAGGGCCGTTGAGAAGCTCCGCTTCTTCCATCATGACGAGCTGATAGAGGAGGCGGTTGTTGATCTCGGACACGAGGAACGGAGTATCTTCCGCCATCTCGTCAGAGATCTTGATCCAGCCCGCGATCTTCTTCAGCGACTCGGTCACCGGCGTGTAGGGCGGGAACGTGAGGCCCGGCTTCTTCGCATTCTCAGCGACATACTCGAACTTGCCGTGAGTCGAAGCGTCATAAGCCTGCTCAACGAAATACGTGATGGCAGTCGCGGTCAGCTGACCAGAACCAAGCCACGACGCGACCGTGGGACGCTCAACGTTGAGGCTAACGATGTTCTTATCGATCTCGGGCTGAAGGACACCCTCGCCGGTCGTGGTGACCGTGTGAGTGTCGCCAGCGGCCTTCACGCGCGGGTATTCAGCCGCATCGCCGGCAACCTTGCGGCGACCCTTGATGTGCGCGAGCGTATCGCTAAGGGACTTCGTCGCGTAGTCGCCGAACGAGCTACCGAAATCAATACCGGCGCTCTTCTGCTCGACCGACTCGGGCGCACCAAGCGACGCGAGAAGATCCTTCGCGGTCTTAGCGGCCTTGATTCGCTCGTTCAGCTCGCGAACCTCGGCGGCCTTAGCCTGAACCTCGGCGGCCTCTTCCTTAGTGAAGTCGCGAGATTCCTCATCGGCCTTTGCCTGAATAGTGTTGACGGCGGCGAGAATCTCGTCGCGCTTTTCCATGAGTGTGGGCATGGGATAGTTCCCCTTCCTGAGGGAGTCGATGTTGATGGAAGCAATAAGGGACCGGAGATCCGGCCCCTTTTCCCCGACGCCCTCGGCGCTCGGGGTATCCGGCTCGCCGCCGGAGTCAAGTGCCCCGCCATCCTTAGGCGGGGGAGTGTCGACCTTCTCTTCGCCACCCTCGACACCGTCGAGGTCAGCAAGAACCTCATCCACGAGGCGGTTCACCTCGCGAAGCTTTTCTTCATTCTTTGCGGAAATCGCACGACCAGCCTTGAACCGACTGAGGCGGTTCTTCACGTCAAGAAGCTCGGTCTCTTGATTCGCGCCAACCTGAACGACCGAAACCTCGTGAAGTTTCAGCCGGCGAAGCTCGAGAAACTCGCCCTTTTCGTCATCGTGCGCGAAGGCGTAGTCCTCAATGTCGTACGCGAACGACATCTGATTCACGCGACCAGCCTTGATGAGCCGGTACACCTGAGCACCCTTCACAGTGTCGAGATCGAGCTGAACCTTCACGAAAAGACCGTGGTCATCCTCGCGCGCCTCGACCGTTTCACCGATGCACATTTCCGGGTCGCTCATCTGGTGCGACCAGTAGCAAGCAATTCCCGCGCCGTTCTCGCGATACGTGCCAAGCGACTCTTCGAAAGCGCCCTTCACAATCACGTCACCGTAAGAATCCTTGTTGCCAAAAACGGCGGCGTACCCGGTGAATTGCCCCTCGGTGAGGCCGTCACCCGCCGCCTTGATCGGTACCGTCAAGTGCTTTGTGCGCGCCACATTCTCGGTGGTCATGCATCCTCCTTCGGGGGTCTACCGTCCCCGCCGTCCTGCGGTGACGCTTGCCCGCCCTCAATCACATTGAGAGGGGTAATAAGCTCATCGCCGCCATCGACCGGCGGCATATCCTGCAAGGCTCGCGCCTCATTGCGGGTCATCCACGGGGAACCCACCGAAGTCGATAGAACCGACGCCTGCTCCTCAAACGAGCCGCGAAGCATCGACTCGACATTCAACTTCACGAACTGCGAAGACGGCGCGCCGAGCTTTGGGAGCACGAAAGCCGTCAAACGATCCTCAATCGACCGAATATCCGGCCCGAGTGAGGTGCGGTACAGCGCGCGATTAAACTCGCGCATATTTGAATAGTTCGCAGCATCCAGCACTCCGACCATCGTCGGATTGATCTGGTACACCTGGGCGACCGTCTCGAGCGAAAGCTTCACCGATTCAGCCCACTGCTCATCTGCTGAAGAGAACGAGACCCGCTTCAAGTCCATGCCGTCTTCAAGGATTGGCATACCGCCCGCGCGCTCTCCGTGATCACCGGTGAATGCGTGAAGCATCTCCGTAAACCTGCGCCGGGCAGTGTTATCCCACGAGGGAGCATCTTTCGGGCGCGTCACATACGCACCGACGCGGCCATTCCGACGCCACAATTGCAGCCGGTGCCTACGGCTCGAATATTGCTCCTCAAGCACCATGCGAAGCGTCTCGACAGGAGACTGCGCCGTAAGCGACGCCGTCGGTGTCCACCCGCGAAACTCCACCACCTGCGCCTCGGGCAAATCTAGATAAGCGTCCGACTCGGTTGGTTGAATCCGATAGACGCGCGGCCCGAAATAAGCCTCGGCGTGTGGCGTCACCCACGACGGTGGGAACGGGTGAATCTCCTTACCGTTCTCACCGTCCATTACGACCCAATAGGCGCGGTCGTAGAGGCTCTTCGTTGCCGCGAGATCGTACAGAAGCTCATACCCGGTCATGTAGTTGTTAGGCCGCTTCAAGACCCACGCCACATCACCATCGCGAACCCGTGAGCGGGCTGCGCCATCCGCTTCAAACAGTTGCATACCAAGCTGCGCGATATTTCGCGCGCGAAAATCAATCACGGTACGAAGATGCGGCTGAGTAGCCCACAAATCTTCGATGCTCATATGCGCCGGGTCTAAGGCGCGCCGCGTGTCATGCTGAAAATACGTGACCTCGCGGCCCATGAAATCCGTCGTGAACGACGTCGGATGCCACAGTGCTTGAGCGGCGGCTGCCATCCGGCCGAAAATCTCACCGAAAAAGCTCACGCCCACCACCGCCAACCCTCTTCATCCTCAGCGCCATCGCGCTCATCGCTACCTTCGCTATCGGTGGCACTCTCGTACCACTCGCCGTAATCGTCCCCGTACGCCGTGACGCGCTGCTCTTCCGCGTCAAGATTCATGAGGCCCCACCGCGCGAGCATCACAGCAGCGAGCGGCGAGGCATCGACCGGCGATTCGCCACGATCTAAAAGCGTGACTTCGCCCGCGCGGCGGCGAACCGTGTCACGCATGGCCAGCAAGAGCGCATCCTGCGGCCTGAACCGAACCGTCCCCTCCGCGAGCGCATCATCCAACTGCGAAAGAGCGTTCGTGAGCTCACTACCCTCGCAGCGCTGCGCGTTCACGCCATCTTGGCGAAGCCACGTGATAAGGCTCGACGCTGGAGCACCGCGTCCCTGAATCACGACCGGGCCTGGCGTCGCGAGATTGTTCAAAAAGTCCCGAATCCAATGCGTGCCCGCGCGCTTCGCAATCACCTCAAGATGAACACGCTCATCGTCACGCCAACCCGCGACACCAACCCAACCGGTTTTCCTATCGGCCGAAACGTCGACCGCATACACAAGCTCGCTATCCGCGACAATGCTCGATGCCTTATCCGTGCAAGCCTCGACCTGCTCAGGTGGGAACGTCGGTTCAGCCGAAACGGTCACGAACTGACACATCACTTCGGTGCGGAACTTATGCTCCGGGATGCCGTCCTCGTCGTTCGTGCCCACTTTCGCAGCCTTCGCGAGAAGAGCTTCAGAAGTCACGAGAATGCGGCCATTAGCCTCGCGATTCATTGCAGGATTCGCTTGAGCGAGCGCTTCGACATCATCAATCGGCGCACCCTCTGGTGCTGACCACTCGAAAATGCCGAGCGACGTATCTCCGCCCCAGCCCTCAGCTGAGCCGTGCTCGCTAATCCAGTCGCGAAGAGAATCGGCCGCCGCGATAGCCTTTGACCGCATCCCCTTCAGTACGACCGACTTCGCCTCACCCGCGTTCGACACGCCCCACACCTGAGACGAATAAATCGAGTTCGTTGTGTTCTCCGCCGCCGTCCACGCATCCCAATCGCGCTGCTGACGAAGCTCATCGAAAAACAGATCAGTGACCGACTCGGAACGGCCCGCGTCATCGTTCGCAGCCTGGGTAAGCCACTTCGAGCCATTCGCGAGGCGCACGAACTTGTTGCCGTTCGTGTTCGACCGCTGAGCAATCAACGGGCGCGTATGCTCACACGCCCTCAGAACGCCAATACCCTTCTCGAGAATCTCCTCCGCTGGTTGCAGCTTGTGAGCGAGACCCAAAATCACAGGTCCCTCACCGGGGCGCTGCCCCGGCCCCTCCCACATCAACATCCGCCACAACGCACGCGCCGTAAGCGTGTAAGTCTTGCCGTTTTGCCGCGCCATGAGCACGAGCACGTTCGAGAAGCGCAACTTCGGAAACTCATCCCGCGTCGAACTACCCGGCGCAAGCTCAAGCGACCGGATAAACAACTCTTCCTGATGCGGCATGAGCTCCATGCCAAACGCCGAGCGCCACATCTCGACCGCTTCAAAACCAAGCGACGTTTCCGGCGTCAACTCCCGAAGCTCAGGCGTGAAAACACGCGGCAACCTAGAACCGAGAATCACCAACGACCCCCAATCCCAGGAAAACTACTTCGCGACCTTCTTCGCCGCCGCAGCCTCAGCGCGCGCACGCCGCTTCTTCAACTCGTCGAACGGGTTAGCGGCCTCAGGAGAATCAGACGTCAACGCCTTACGCTCCTGAGGCGCGCCGCCAAGCGCCCTTAGCGTGTTCAACATGTGCGGCCCTAAATAGAGCACCTTGTTCAAGTCGGTAGATTCAATCTCGCCCTCATCGAACGCCCGCAAAGCCTCATCAATCCGGCCCGCGTACGTGCGAGCCAGTTCAACCGAAGCCAAATCGGAATCTTCAAGCCAATCCATTGCCTTCACAGACGCATCCACGGCTGCAACTAGCCCACGAGGCTTTTTCTGAGCCATAGACACCTCCTAAAACAATTGAAAAGACAAATAGAAACGCGTGATGGGGTCACGGGTCATCGGGGGGAGAGGACAGGTGCGGCCCGGGATCTGGCCCTTCCGACCGGCGCTCGTGATTGAAACGCCCCTACCCCTTGAGCCATTGCCGTGATGGCGTTCCGAGATCGGCGCTCACCATTTTGTTGCCGCGCGCCCGGTTACATTTCACGTGCGACGGCCTAAGGTTCGCCGGGTCGTAGGTGAGATGCGGATGCGTGGAGCGCGGGTGATAGTGGTCGACTTCGAACGCTTCAGGTATCGGCTTTTGGCCTTGCTTCCATCGAAGCGTGTAGTCGATGGGCTGCTGGCATATCCAGCAGGGCCGGTCATCGCTCGCACATGCTGAACGGTAAGACTCTTTGAGTTTCTTCCACGCACGCGAGGTGAGGGCACTGTCACGGGTTGCCATCGACCCTCCTCGCGCATGTAAAAAGCCACCTCGCTGGGTGGCTCTCAGGTGCACGGCACCTATCTAAGCAAAACTTATCATGCGTCATGTCAAGCATGTAACTCCTTGCTGCGTGTCGCCGCATGCTTTTTGAGCGCCTCAACACTGACCGCTCCGCGCCTCCCGCCGCTCCCAGGTAACACTCCATCGAGCTTGCCCGCTTGTATCGCTCTCGTGATCGTTGATTGCGAGACACCGAGGGCGCGGGCGGCGTCGCTGATACTGAGGGTGGCCCCGCTCGCGAGATGATCGGCGGGAGTGGTCTCGTGTCCAGCTCGGCACTTCACGTAGGGGCGGTCGGTCTGGTAGGCCCACTGCCTTTCGCCGCAAGAGCACTCCCCGGCGGGGATTCGTTTAACGCTGGCCCCGGCCATGGCTTCACCTTTGGCGGCGCTCGCATTGAGCTCGTCCACCATGTCAAGCGCCCACTCTTGAGCGGCGGCGAACGTGGCGTGACGGCGAAGATAGACCTCCACCTCATCGTCAATGAACTCACCCGTCTCCTCCTCGATGAGCCGCGCCCATCCGGCGAGTTGCTGCGTAATCAGATTGATCTGATCGAGCTTGCCAATATCGAGCGGAGCGGGGGGTGCCGCGTTTTGCGCTCGCGGGCCGCCGGTGCGTGAGCCAGGGAGGTAGGTTTCTCGTAGGTAGTCGCGGGCGGTATCGGCGCGGTTGATGGCGCGGATAACGCTTTGCGCATCGATCATGCCTGCTCCTCATCGTCGGTCTCTGTTTCGATTAGTTCGCTCATTCGGTTGAGGGCGTATTGTTTGCCGTTTCGGTGGCCGCGACGGTACTCGTCGATGGCGTGTTTTTTGAGCCGTTCGATTTCCTGTCCGAGCGTGCTTGCGAGTTCACCGATGGTGCGTTCGGTGCTGTTTCCGGTGAGGGTACGTGTTGTGGTGGCGGTGATGGTGATGTGGTTTTTGACCCGTAGCTGCCCTGTCCACGTTTCGAAGGTTTCGGTTTCCATGTCGATTCCGAACCGGTCTTCGATTTGGAGTATGACGAGGTCGCCGGTTGCGGGGTCGGTGTAGATGATGACGGGATATGCACGCATTGCCTTCTCCTTTTGGGCATAAGAAAAGCCCCGACCGTTTAGGCCGGGGCTTCATTTCGGGTGGGTTTAGTTGTGGGCTTACGGTTCAGGGTGGAACACGTTTAGGATTACAGCCCGTTTAGCTAGGTTGTCGATGAGGATTTCGCCGTCTTGGTCGTAGCAAAACGTCTGAACGTAGATTCCTGTAACGCGACCCTCAGCGCGGTCCCAGCATGGTTTTATTGCTGCGTCTGTTGGTATGCGGGTGAGGTCCACGCCGTACGCTTGCAATGTTTCACTGATGAGGGTTTCGTTCATTCTTCGTCTCCTTCGATGGTGACGGGCTTGGGGTTGCGTTTCATAAGGTCTTCGCGGCTGTAGCTGTCTACGTCGCCCCCGCGTACCCAGTAGGTAGCGTTATCGTTTTGTAGGCGCTTGTAGATGACTCCGTTTGCGTAGCAGAAACGGGTGAGTTCCCACGGTTCCGGTTCCGGGTCAGGTTCGGGCGAGTCGAGGAGTCGGTGTTCGGCGTTGGCGTTGCTTCCTTCGCATTCATGCACGTAACCGTAAGTGTTTACGGTGTAGAGGAAGGAAAGCGGGCCCCGTCGAATATATGCCTGTCCGCTTGGGACTTTGTCTCCTTTGACTTCGTGGGCGAGTTCCCATGCGGCGTCGAGTGCTTCGCGCGCGGTGGTGACGACAATGCATGGAGTGAACTGGTATCCCAACTTGTTGGCTTCGATAGCTGCCTCACGGGTCACGCTGCGGTGGGTGAGGTCGTCGACGTGTTCGACGATTCTGGATACTTCGCCGTACTTGCCGACAGCGTGTTTCGCGGTTTTGAATGTGAGGGTCATTCCTGCTCCTTGTATGGGTTGTCGGGGATTTGCACGGTGCCTTGCATCTCGATCTTGGCGGCGCATTCTTCCCACGCTTCGGCCTTCGCCTTGCGCACCTCTTCAGCGATGATGGGAAGAACGGCGGCGGCGATCTCGGCTGCCTCGTCAGTTCTAACGAAGGTCGAGTAGTAGCCGTATCCGCTGTAGGTGCCTGTCACCTCGTCCCGGATTTTCTTGGCCAGTTTGTAAGTGTCATGCATGCTGCTCATTTCTGCTCCTCCGGGTAGTGCTCCGTGATGAAGTTGCGGACGTCCCTAGCGATGAGTGTGGGACCCATTGGGCCTATCCACTCCGAGCCTTCGCCTTCGAACTCGCTCGCGTACTGGGTGAGGGCTTCGCGTGCTGCTTCGGCTTTTACCTGGTTGAGCCAGCGGTCGAACTCGTCTCCGTAGTGCTTCTGCTCCGACGCGAGGGTGCGGCCAACTTGGTAGGAGTCGAAGTTGCGTGTGTTGGCCAGCACGAAGTCTGCGCGGACCTCGCGCTCGCCCGGCACATACTCACTGTCGGTCATCGGGGACCTCCTTCACGTTGGTCACGTCGCGGTCGGTCAGAACGCCGCTCTCGTTTATGAGGCTTGAGCCGAGAAGCCCGACCGTCATGCCGAGCCGCCAGATCATGCCGATGCTCCGGTTTGGATCGATGAGCGTTGGGGACTCGCCGGAGTAGTCGGCCTTCCCCTTGATGAGCGCGGCGATCTGGCCGATGTTCTCTTCGGTGATTGTGGCGACGGTGACGGTTCGGACGGTCGTCACCTCGTAGGTCTTGAACGGGCTGTCAGTCATCTCGCTTCTCCTCGTCTCGTCGGGTGGTACGGGCCGCGGGCAGGGCGCGACGCATACCGGCGCGGTAGCGGTCGGCGAGGACCGGATCGACCCGTGCGAGCTTCGTCCAGTCGGTTAGGCCGTTCGGGTCGTTGTAGAACCCTGCGCAGGCGGCTTCGACCTCGGCGTCGGTCGGCTCCTGCGCGGCAAGGTGAGCGTGCGCCACGGTGGCGATCCTTGCCGCGATAGGGTCGACCACGAGTCGGCAGTCCTCGCACTCGTCGTATTCCCCAGGTTCGTGGACGCCCTCGAAAGTCCAGCCCTCCTCGTTTAGGATGCGCCCGATGCACTCGGCCAGTGTGTCGGTGGTGGTCATTCTTGCTCCTTGTAGATGTTGGACAACTCAACTACAGCACTGGACACTTCGCGGAGTAGTGCTTCCTCTAACTTTTGTAGGCTCGTCTCTAGGCGTTCGACGTGCCTATAAAGCGCGCCGTGCTCGCTAGTTTCGTTCATGATGTCGTTCTTTCTCTTACTTCACGGGTTCGTTGTGGGCGGGGCCGTCTGCATAAATTGTTATTTCAAACGGGCACGTGTGGATGGTTGCCACGTATTTTGTTGGGCACCCCTGGACTTGTCGCCAGTTCAACAACGGGGCCTGGCTAACGTCCCAGTCCGCGAAAACATTGAGGAAAACCGAGCCGTCTTCCATTACTGGAAGGTTGAAGTGTTCGCTGATTTTTGCAGTGATTTCGTTGCGGTAGTCGCTGAAGTTTTCCATGGTTTCGTCTTTCGATTTTGGTGCGGGGATGTAGGTCATTTCTGCTCCTTGAGGAGGTCTGCGAGTTTGTCTGCGAGTTCGGCCGCGATTGACGTGTCGAGGTGTGGTTCGAGTTCGGTGCGGATTGTTTTGGTGGTGTTGCACGTGTCGCAGAGTTCGCGAGGCGTGTCGGTTCCGCATTTGAGGCAGGTGGTCATTCGCGTGTCTCGCTTTCGGGGATTTCTGGGGCGGCTCGGCGGATTATTTCCGCGAGAACTTCTCCGAACTTCTCGTGGTACTGCGTATGGATGTTTACGGTGGATCGTTCACGGTCGGTTTCTTCGTCTCGTGTGCGCTCGGAGAGAACATCGAGCTCGTGCTGCGCTTTGCGCGCTTCCGTGCGCCAAAACTCGACGATTTTCTTCATTCCCTTCACTGTTTCCCGCTCGATGTCTCGCTCTCGGTGCCAGAGCATGGCGGTGGCGGTCATGATCGCGGTTGAGAGCCATGGGAGGAATTGATTCGGTATCGCGATGGCGCACGCGATGAAAAGCACGATCATGACCCCGTAGATCACGTGCCAGTGGCATTTCATGCTTCGTCGCTTTCTGTGTATCGGTCGTCTTCGGCGGCTTGTGCGTGCCAGTCGTCGCGAAGGTCTTGGAGTTCGGCGCGTTCACGTTGACGGGCGAGGTGTTCGAGGTGGGCGATGCGGTCAACGTGGTGGGTCATTTCGGGGCCTTTCGGTTGGTGCGGGCATAACGAAACGCCCCTACGAGGCCCGTAGGAGCGTCAGAAGTAAAGAAGTGGGTGCGAAGTAGCGCCTAAGGGGCGCTAACACGTCCTGAAGGCTATAGCGGCCCGCCTGTATGACTTTCCGGGTTGAGGAGCCATGCGAGATCGGCGAGGGTCATCGTTACCCACTGTTCGCCGGGCTTACCGTTCCCGTGGCGCTTATGCACCACAACACCGATGGCGGCGTTATCGTTCACGGCTTCGGCGCGGGCTTCGCTCGCCCAGCCCGCGAGGTTGATGCGGGTGGTGTTTTTGCATTCGATAACGATTCGCTCGCCATGGACGCGTACCCCGGCGATGTCGCCTCGGTCGCGTGCGCCGGTCTTCACTCGCCGATCAATTCGGTCGTCGACGCGGGCGGCGAGATAATCAGCGATTTCACGCTCGAACCGTGACCCGGCTGCTTTCGCGCTCGCTCTGCTGCGTGCCATTCGTGGTGTTCCTTTCGGTGATGCGCTCAGTGATGAGCTGGTGGAGGATGGTGGAGGCTGATACGGCTCCACTGGTTTCAGTAGCGACGTGGATGTCGCTTCCAGGGGTGAGGGCTTCGAGGACGCGGATTGTTTTCGCGAGCGTGTCGTGAATGCGCTCGTCGAGCGTCCCGGTCGCGACGAGCGTGACGAGCTCGACGGACGCGGTTTGAGAGATGCGGTGGATGCGGTCTTCAGCCTGCACGACAAGCGCCGGCGTCCAGTCGGTTTCAACGAACAGTGCCGTGGATGCTCTTGTGAGGGTGAGGCCTACGCCGGCGGCGGCGATTTGCGCGACAAGCACGTTGATGCCGCCGGCTTGAAACCGCTCGACGATGTCGTCTCGGGCGGGGCCGGTGACGGTGCCGTCGATCAGTTCCACGGACGTGTAGGGGCTTTCTTTGCGTAGCTGGCTGATGAGTGCTTCGGACACGTCGCGGTGCTGTATCCACACGATGAGAGGCTTGCTTGGTTCGGCGTTGAGGCGCGTGGTGACCCAGTCGGTTGCGGCATCCACTTTCGCGAGGCCGGTCGCCTTTCTGAGCTGCGCGACGAAGGGGAGGCAGTCACCGACGAAGCCCGAGATGTCATCGTTATTGGGGGTGCGGTCGAGGCTGTCGAGCCAGGTGTCGATCTTTTCGGCGAGTTCACGGTTTGCTTTGTCGAGGGTGTCTGTGTCGGGGGTGACCCAGTGAACGCTTCGACGCTTCGGTGGGAGTTCGGTGAGGACTTGGTTTTTGGTGCGGCGTGTCCAGACGTGCTTGTCGAGGATGGCGTGGAGTTCGGCGAGGGTTTTGGGGTTGGCGACGCGGGCCCCGAAGTGGTTTTCGTAGGTGTAGCGGTTGATGTATTCCCATGGTGTTTTGGCGAAGTGGTGGAGGTGGCCGGTCATGGTGAGGAGGGGGAGGAGGTCGAGGGGTGTGGAGATGATGGGGGTGCCGGTGAGGCAAAGGGTCTGCTTGGCGTACTGGGAAATGTGCAAGACCGCTTTGGTGCGTTTCGCACCGGGTGTCTTGTAGCGGTGGGCTTCGTCGAGGATGAGGAGATCGGGCTCCCACATCGCTAGTGGGTAGTCCAGTCCCCTCGCGACGATGAGGCTGTCGGGAACGATGACGGTGCCGGCGTTCGGGAGCTGGTCGAGTGCTTTCTTTTGGGTTGTTTTGTTTTTCCCGCTAATGGGGTTCTGTGGAGTGATTTTTATTAGCTCGCCGTTGATGTGTTCGTTGTTGTGGGTGCGGCGTGTTTCTTTTTCCCAATTGGTGGTGAGGATTGGGGGGCAGATGATGAGGGTGCGTTTTGCTTTGGTGATTCGTTGGACGGCGAGGGCTTGGAGGGTTTTGCCGAGGCCTGGCTCGTCGGCGATGAGTGTGTGTCCGGCGTGGGCTGCTTGGAGAGCCCCTTCGAGTTGGTAGGGGTAGGGGGTTGGTTGGAAAGTGTGCATGGTTGACTACTTCCTGGGGTGGTTAGGGGTGAGGGGTCTCCGAGCCCTGTCGCTCACCCCTTCCCTCCGGCCCCCTTAAAAGGGGGGCCGGGAAGGGGTGGTGGGCGACCCCTTCCCGGAAGGGGTGGGAAGGGGTGGGAAGGGGTCGTGTTTTAGTGGGTCCTGAACGAGTCGAGATCGCCCGCATATTCGGGCGATTCCGGGTCATTCACCGAGAGGTAAACACCGAGCGATCGGTACAGCCGGGCACTTCGTGGGCCAGGCTCGCTTGCCGCAAAACCACGCCGCACCAACTCGTTAAGACCTTCATCGGCTCGCCCCCATCTCCCGCCATAACCGAGACTTCTAAGGGTTTCAGCTACGCGAGTTTTAGAGAGTGGCTCGTCTGCCTCGGAAAGAACTTCGGAGATTTTTTCAAGGAATCGCAGATGGAAGATTTGCTGCTTTTCCTCGTCCGATAATTCGTTTTTCTGTGGCGGTTCAACAGTGATGCGTGTACCGTCGCCGCTGGAGTCAATGCGCACCCGCGCCGCCTCTTGCGTGCGGTCGGTTTTACGCCAACCGCCAGCGTGCGAGCGAACAACGCCAGGCCGGTCTTTCGTGACGCGCACCGTGAGATGCCCGTCGAGGCCAGGCCCGATTGCAGCGATCGGCTCGACGAGGAACGCGGCCCCGTCGATGGCGGCCATTTTGGCTTGGCCACCGATAGGGAAGCGGCCACGGTTCTCGGTACTTTTTACGACGTGGTCGACGAGAACGACGGCCGCTCCTGTTTCGCGCGAGAAGCGGCGAGGGACGGCGCGCATCCACTGGGTGATCTCGTCATTGTCGAGACTTGATTTTCCGTGAAGGTTGAGCGCCTCAGTCACGCCATCAAGGACCACGTAATCCCACGTTTGCGCCAGGAGACTAGCGAACGCTTCTTGCTCACGGAATGCGAGTGGCGAGGCGTCTGGCCGTACGTAGGCGAAGCGTGGGGCGCGTAGGTGGTCCTTGGCGGCTCCGATGGTTTGGAGCCTGTCGAACACGTCGAGGGCGTCGGACTCGAAGTCGATGTAGAGGACGCGCCCGCCGTTGATGAGCGTTTCGACTGCGACGTACTGCGCGACCCAGCTCTTACCGGATTCGGATTCACCAAAGACGGTGTGCGTCTTCCCTGGGTAAAGGAGTGCTGGTCCGTCTGTGCGGGCGAGGAGGCGCGGGGTGGGGCGCTTTAGTGTGCCGTCGAGGATTTCGTCAGCGTCGATTGGCTCCCATGACGCCTGATCTTCGTCTTCCGTGTTCGGGTCAAGCAGCGCGTCGAGCGAGCTGCTGTCAGCCTCCTCCACAGGTTGCGGGGTGGTGCTGGTGGGTGTTTCGGGTTGCTGGTCAAGGATTTCTCCTGTGGTCGTGTCGACGCGCCCGCTAGGGCCGGTCGCGTACTGGTCGAGGTTGATGGTGGGGGCGTGTTGTTCGGCGCGCTCACGGGCCGCCTGGGGGTCTGCTGCGCGTGCCTGGGCAACAGCCCATGCGAGGATGCCGCGCCACTCGTTGAGGGCCGCGTGTGGCGTGCGTGCCTTGCCCTGCTTCTCGCTCACGCCGTCGCTGGTGACGGCGGTGAGGAATGCGTCGCGTAGTTGCTGTTCGGCGTGGGCGGCTGGGTAGTAGCCTGCGGCTGCCTCTTTCAGTGCTCCGGTGAGGATGCTGGTGGCGCGCTGGTGGCGCGAGTCGCCTTCGCGCACGTATCGGTTGAAGGTTGCGACCCACGCGTCGATTTGTGCGTGGTTGTCGCCGTTTGTGTGTTCGGTGATGAATGCGCGGATGGTGGCGTCGCTGGCAACGTCTGCGGTGTCTGTCGTGTCGGTGAGTGCTTCGGCGATGGTGGCGGGGAGTTCGGGGACTTCGCCGACTCTCCCCCATGCGTAGTGTCCTTCTGGGTCGGGGTGGGTGGAGGGGGCGACGATGATGACGCCGTTGACGCCGCGAATGTCGCCCCAGCCGGCGGGGAGGTTTCCGAGGCCGTTTCCGAAGCGTCGGCCGGTGGGTTGTGTGTAGACGTAGTGGCGGCGTGCGAGGTCGTTGCGGCGTGTGTATTGGAAGGGTGCGGGGGTTTCGGTGAGTGCTTCGGTGAGGATGTCGGGGAGGTTGATGGGGGTGTCGACGTCGAGGACGATGCCGCCTGAGCGGCCGACGTGGAGGAACACGCCGGCGTCGGGGTGGTCCATCCAGGTGTCGGCGATGATTTGGGGGTCGCGGGTGGTTTTGGATTGCCAGCCGCGTCCGAGGATGGAGCCGGGGTGTTTGGTGCCGGGTTTGACGGGGCCGACGTACCATCCGGCGCGGGCGTAGGCGCACGCGGCGTTGAGGGCGTCGAGGCCGTCGATGGCGGGGATGGTGAGGGTGTGGTGTTGTGTTGCGGGGTGTGGCATGGTCACTCTCGGCTCCATAACAGTGAGGGTGTGTGGGCGTGTTTTTCGTGGTGCCCCGGCTTGGTCGTGAACCGTCGCCACACCACCCACCCCCAATGCGGGAGGGTTCTGGAGGTGGGGTGTGGTGCCGGGGCGTTTTTTTTGATGGCGCGAGAGCGTGTTTTATTCGATGTGCTCGCGCATGTACGCGACAACGGACTGGTCGAGCCCGAGCGCTTCAGCGATCTGCTCATCCGTGAGGCCGAGCATGATCATCGACTTCACCTTCTGCGACTGGTCACCCTGCTGCGTGGGCTGCTGCGCACCAGGCTGCGAGGCCGGTGCCTGCGCCTGTGCCGGCGCTGCCTGCTGTGCCTGCGGGGCGGTTTGCGCACCGTCGTTCAGCATGGCGCTCAAACCGGGCGTACCCGGCTCAATGTCGTACTGGTACAGCTTCGGAGCGTTGAAGCGAGGATTCTTCTTTTCGCCGTCAGCAACGTAGGTCGCGGTGATGCGGTCGCCCACTTGGGGGTTGCGTCCGAGGCGGCGAGCAGCGTCACGGAACGCGCGCAACTGGTCACCCCACCCCTTGATGTAAAGGTTGCGGTGACCGTCATCGTCAGGCCCTTCCTGCTTGCCGGTGTCGAACGTGACAACGATCTGCTGCTTTGGTCGCCCGTCCTGCCAGAACTCTGGCGTGCCGGTTTCGTAGTCGTTGACTTGGCGGGTGTCGATGGAGACGATCTCGCCTGCGTGGGTTTCGCCTACCGTCTCGAACTTTGCGGTTTTGCCGCCGCCGGCGAGGAGCTGGTCGATGCTTGCAAGAGTAGTGTTCATGATGTTTTCTGTGCTTTCTGTGGTTGGTTGGTGTTAAACAGTTCGAGCCCGCTTAGTGCGGGCTCGAAGTCTGGGTAGCGGGCGCAACTGAAACAGTCGGGATCTCGGTCGAGTCCGCTAATGAAGTTGTTGAGTTTCTCTGTGCCGAGTGTTTTGACAACTTCGATGCTGGTCGCGAGCTGGTTGACGCGTTCGAGAGCTTGGAGGGCTATCTGTTCGTCGTAGGGCTCGGACCAGAACACTGCTTGCGATAGTGATGTCGCGTTCCTTGGCAGGTGCGCTATCGCAACGGTGGTGACGTGGTGGCCTTTGTTTTGCCAGCCGCGCCCGTATAGGTGGGCCTGGATGCGGTAGACGGGTTTAGCGCCTTCGCGGCGTGCGGCGTTCAGTGTGGTGGTGCCGACGATCTTGTGGTCGATCACGGTGCCGCTCGGGACATGGAACAGGTCGCATGTGCCACTGATTGGCGTGTTGTTGATGTCGCCGACGGTGACGCGGGTTTCTGTTTCCCATGCGGGCCCGGCTTTCGTGAAGATCTCTTCTAGCTGGGCATGGACGGCGGTGCCGATGAAGGGTAGCCACGCGGTTTCTTCCACCTGCTGCCAGCCGGCGAGTTTCGCGGCGAGGCAGTGGGTGCATGGGTTTCCGATTTCGCTGGGCCCGATTCGGCGTTGAAGCGTTCGGGGTTGGTGTTTGATCGCGTCGTCGATGGTGCGCCGGTAGAGTCCCCACACGGTGTTGGGGTTGCTCATTTGATGCGCACCTGCGTGCCCTTATCCAGGTAGTAAGCGTCGAGGTCTGCTTCAGCGATGTGTTTCTTCACGGCGGTGGTGGAGATTTCCGCCGCATAGATTTCTGGATGCTTCGTGATGGGGTAGTCGGTGGCGAGGCGTTTCTTGTCGAGCTGCCGATAGTTGGCGACCGTGAGGGTGTGCTCGCCTACGGGGAGGCTGCCGTGGGTGTGGCCGAGCTCGGTGGCGAGGGCGAGGATTTTCGCGTCGTAGTCCTTGCGGACTTGTTCAAGGTTTTTTGCTTCGGTCGCGATTTTTTGTCGGTGCTGGATGAGCTGGTCGAGCTGGTCGAGTTGTTCGGGGGTGGGTGCGGTGTTCACGGGTTGATTCCTTTCTGGCGGGCTGTTGCTTCTGCGATTTCGACGCGGCGTTCCCATGCGTTGGCGAGGCGGTGGAGGGCGAGGGCGGTTGCGTATTCGGCCCATTCGTCTTTGAGGTAGCGGAGACTACTGTGCGCGTCTACGGCGCTGATGTCGGCGGCGATTTCGTCGAGGAGCGTGCACTCGGCTGTTTTGTAGTTGTTATCCATTACGCGGCCTTCACGATCTCGATGGGGGCGCTTGCGCGTGCTACTTCGTCGAGGCTGAACTCGAGTGCGAGCCGGCCAGTTTTCTTCGCGGGATGGTAGGTGGTTTTCGCGGGTGCGAATCCGAGTTCGCGGAGGATAGCGGTGACGGCCGCGCGGCCCGTCCTACCCGAGAGGACATACGCGGCCGGGTCCTCAGGCGACGAGGCGTGCACCTGCATACGGTTTGTTTCGCGGTCGTAGGCGAGGTAGACGGCGGCCGGGTCACCGATAGTTTTTCTCGCGGCCTGGTTGAGGAAGAGGTAGGTGGCGCTTTGTTTCGCGTTGGTTGAGATGGTGACTTGCGGGGCTGCGGTCGCGGCGGAGCGCTTGAGCTTGGGGAGTTTCATGAACGCCATTTCGGGGTGTCCTTTCGGGGTTTTTTCTTTGTGGTTTTGCGTTGCTTGTCGACGGCTCCGGGGATGAACTTTGCGGGGTCGCCGTACATGTAGCGGTCGAGCGGCTCGGCCATGGGTGTTGGTGGTTTGGGTGGCTTGATGCCGTTTGCTTGCGCCCATAGCCGGGCGATTTCTTCATCAATGTCGGTCAAGATTCACCGTTTCTTCGCGCCAAAGCTCGTACTGTTCGACGCCGAGGGCGATACCGAAACGAACAGCGAATACGAGTAGCGCGAGGATGGCGACGCGCGCGAAATATGTCGCGGTAAGGGAGATGAACAGCAGCATTAGCGCCTCACCCTCTTCTTGGCCGCGAAGGTTGCGCGGATGAGCTCGTGGCCGTAGGAGCGGTAGTGGGTGGCGCGGTGGGTGTTGGTTTTCATTCGTCTTCTTCTTTCTCGCACCACGCGACGAGGTCGGTGTGCATGATCGTGATTCGCCTGGCGCGCATGGCGGCTTTGAGGATGTTGCCTTCAGTTCGGCGGGTGGCCTTGCGCAGGTAGCTGGTGCTGAATGGCACGACTTGCGCTGCTTGTTCGAGGTCGTAGGCGATGCGGCTCACGCGAGCCTCCATTCGTGCGTGCGCCTACCTGAAGGTGTTTTCCCGTAGGTGGGGATTCCGTCGGGGTTGCGGTTGTAGGTGACGATGTGTTCGCGTTCGAGTTCGGCACGGGCGGTGCGTAACCGTTGCCCGCTGTACACGTGCGTTTTCGCGTTCACGAATGCTTCGATCTCGTGGTCAGCGGCGACGCCGAGCTCGCGGAGGGCTTCTTCTACCGCGACGTGGGCGTTCGAGTAGAGCGCGGTGGTCGCGGCTTCGTGGCTCGTGGCTGGGTCGGTGGTTCGGGCGTATTTGGTGGTCATTCGTCTTCTCCGTATTGGATGTATTCAGCGACGTCGATCAGCGCCCCTGAGTGTTGGATGAAGGGGACGAGGGCGGCGATGATGTCCCAGCGGCGTTGCGCGTCCCGGTTGTCGAATCGGACTAGCTCGGGCCGCGCGTGAGGGAGCGGGCGGGGCGGTTGAGGAACTGGCATGGTGGCTCCTTTGGGGCATAAGAAAGGCCCCCACCCGGTGAAGGGTGAGGGCCGGTCGAAGTGAGGGTTAGGCAGCCAAATCGATGTCGGCTGCGGCTGCCACCGGGGCGTTTTCTTTTACCGGAAGCGCCCACCTGCTCCACCCGTAGGCTGTGAATGCACGTAAACAGCGAAGGGAGGTGAGGCAGATGGGCAAGATCAGTGATGAACTCAAGCGGAAACTTGAGGCCGACCCGAACGACGTGGACGCGATCGTTCAGGCGATTGCGCAGCTGGAAGATCAGCGCGATTCAGGACTAGCGGCAGCTAGGCGAGTGGTTGGGCTCTAGTCCCAAGTGTCCAGTACCCGCATTCCCCTCTCTTCCTGTGTTTGGTAGGGAGAGAGGGGGATGCCTGCACGCTCGAGCTCTTCGCGGGCAACGATGTACGCGATATTGGCGACGCTGGAAGCGTAGGTGGCTGCGATTTCTTCACTGGATGCGAACGCTTCGCCTAGGTTCTTGCGGGCTTCAAGTTCACGAGGGTTAGTCATTTCATTTGCTCCTTACTTAGGTGTGGGTAGTCGGTCGGTTTGCGTGACGCTCGCTCGTCGCGTAGGAGATCGACGAGCGTGAGGATTGAGAAGACGGCTCCCGCGACGGCGATGGCGGCGCAGATGACGGTAAAAAGGGTCACGCTCTCACCGCCTGTGCGAGGACTCGCTTCACGGCTTGTTCGCCGGTGGGGTCGATGTGGGCGGTGGTTTTTGCGTTGAGACCGTTCCACCAGTCGAGGTAGTGAACGGCGTGGGTGCGTAGTTGACGTTTGGAGAATCGCAGTCCTTCGCTGGCCGCGATCTCCCTGACGTAGCGCATGGCGTCGCTTAGCGACATAAGAAGCCTCCTAAGGGGAGTGCTGTGGGAAGCCACAGGCTTTAATGAACAAAGACGTTTATTGAAGGCCACGGGAGTGGGAGGAAAACCAATGTTGGAAGCTGAACTTAGGGTCAGAGACTTCAAGATCCACGTTGAGGGTGAAGGGCCCGTGAGATCGGTGGTGTCACTCTTTGAGGGCTTTGACGAGGCGTTCGGCGTAAGTGGCCGGGTCAAGACTCGAGTCCTTTATCGTCTCGGTGACCGTCGACGGGTTGCATACAATCTTTTCGTCACACCCGAGGACCTGTCCCTGACTCTCACCGGCGAGGGTGCCGACACCATCGAGGGCTTCCAGAACGTGACGGAGAGCTTCGTTGAGCGTTTCCGTGTGACTGGGGTCGCCTTGATGCCGGATTTCGAGGACATTAGTTTGGGGATTGAAGTTGATCGAGATCATGACTGACTCCTTTGGGTGTTAGGCGACGACGGCCAGGTGAGGTGTGGGGTTCATGCCTGCCCACACTGTTTCCATGAGGTCGCGGTCTTGGTTGGTGTATGCGAGGACGTCGCGGACTTGGCCGTTGGAGAGGTTCATGGGGCGTTTCTCGGGGGCGACACCGTGCTTGTCGATGTAGGCGGCTTTGAGGCGTTTTCCGAACGTGGGGGCCTTGGAGCGGAGCTGTTTTGCTGAAAGGCCCTTCTCCTTTAAGAAGTCCTGGGTGTAGAGGGGGCGGCGAGACTCGTCTAGTTCGGCGTGCTCACCCATGCCGCGCGCGAGAATGATCCGCGCTTTCGCTTCGAGATGATCCGGGTGGATGAGTCCCTTCGCGGCCTGACACAGTTCCATTTGTGCCTGGGCTTGGAACATGAGCGCGCGCATTTGGTGTTCGGTGGCGCGGGGGTTGATTGCGCCGCCGTTGTGGAAGTAGTTGTCGAGGGCGTCGGCTGCTTCGCGTTGGAATGTTTCGACGAGGTTGCGGGCGCGGTCTGATTTGAGGCGTGTGGTGTCGATGGTGGCGAGCCACATGGTGAAGGTGCGGCGGTCGACGGTGACCATTTCGTAGGTCTTACCGTCCGCGCCGGTCATTGCCATCATGGCAACAACTGCCCACGAGGTCCGTTCAAGGCGGCGATACTGGGCGGTGTAATCAATTCCCATCGCCTCGCATACCGGGCGGAGGGCAACACGGATCGTCTCGCCGTCTTTCGCGGCGGCGATACTCGTTCCGTGAAACGGGATGGACTGAAGAAACATGAGAAAACCTTTCGTGGGGGTGCCGTGGGGGCCACGGACTTGGAGGGGGATCAAATAAGGGGGGTTAGGCGGCTTCCTCGCGGTAGTAGTCCGCCGCGTCACTGCCTAACTCGAGGGCGATCTTCTTGGTCTGAGATGCCGTGAAATCGCCGTCCTTGAGTCTTCGTAGGAGGGTGGTTTTTGCAATGCCCGTAGCGTCGGCCACGGCTGAAATCGAGAGCCCTTTGCTCTTGATATCCGCCATGACTCGGCGGGCGATGTGGTCTGTGCTTGCGGTCATGGCTAAACGGTAACGGTCCAAATGGACCGGATGCAAGCCGAACTACACGGGTGTAATGCATGTCACGATAGTCACACTTTCCCGCCAATACGGACCGGAACCGTGCTATGCGGCTACCGTTGGACTTATGGACGCAGAGAAATACATGCGCGCGCTCGGCGTGGAAATTGCCGCCCAGATGTCTATCGCTGGCGTGACGCAAAAAGCGCTAGTGGAGCGCACGGGCATCAGCGAATCGACGCTGCGGCGCTACATCAAAGGCACTCGCGATGTTCCTGCATCGTCACTCTTGGCAATTGCGCGTGAGATAGGTGCACCTGCTCACGAGCTCGTGGAGCGGGCCGAGCTTCGCTACGACCGCCAATCAACCCCCACCCAATCCGACTACGGCCTAGCCGCTCACACCGCACCTAACCGTGGCAAAGCTTTGCGCGACCGCATGAACGCGGAGCAAGAAACACCCGAGCCGTTCTATGACGGCGATGAACCCGCATAACAAGAAAAGAGAGACCCTCATGAAGAAAGCCCTTATCCCGATTGCATGCCTCGTTCTAGCGCTCGCAGGCTGCTCAAGTGGCAGCGACAATGACGCCGCACCATCAAAAGAAACGACCGCCGCAGCAGCAAGCAGTGAAGCAGGCACCAAAGAGGCTGCGAGCGAAGAGAGCGCCAACGATGAAGCCCCCGCTCCTACAGACCCGTTCAAGCCAGGGGATACTTTGTCGGTCACTGACGATAATGGCACTGTGGTAACCGTCCATCTGACCGATGTTGGCATTCCAAGCGATTTCAAGGAAGTGCATGATTCACTCCCTGCATTCAAGGATGATCCCATCGAGGGTGTGACACTAACGATGGACGTAGATAACCGTAAGAGCGATCAAGAGTTCTACCTAGAAACGGTGTATCTCTACGATGCCGAAGGGAACGAGTACGAGTTTTATTCAGTAGGGCAGCTTCTCGACGTAATCGAGTTCAATATTGATGAAGCAACGAATAACGCTGAAAACTGGAGTGATTATTACGATCAAGTTTCTGCGGTGAGCGAGAACTACCCAACTAGCGTGCGCCCTTCTGCGAAGAAGGAAGGCATTGTCTATGTAGGTAAGGAAGTCCCCGATGAGATTATGGATGTCCAAGTAGATGGTACGTATGTAACTGGCGACACGTGGGAGCGCCAGTAGCATCCCGTCTTTAAATGTCTCACCCTCCCGCAACATTGGGAGGGTGAGTTTCTATAACCCTTGGGACCATTTGCACGCCACGTTTCCTAGCGTGCGCGTCGAGTTCGCGCGCCTTGACGGGCGGTGTGGCGAGACGAACGGCCGCGACCTAATCCGGTTGGATAAGCGCCTGCTTCAAGTAGAGCGGCGTTGCACTCTCGCCCATGAGCTCGTACACCTCGAGGCGGGCGAGGGGCGGCCCTGTAGCGCTTCCCGCGAGCGCGAGGTGAACCAGATAGCGGCGGCGCGCCTCGTGCCGTTTGAGGCGCTCGTGAAGGCCGCTAGGTGGGCGCGTAGCCCTCTCGAGCTTGCTGAGGAGCTGTGGGTGACGCCGCTCATGCTTGAGGCGCGCTGCGAGACTCTCACTGCGTCGGAACTGTTTGCGGTTGCAGGGGTCGAAAATGAATAG